TCAGAAACGGTCTGCTTTATATCGGCAGTATGTATCTCAGCGTACACAAGCAGTATATCCAGATAACACAACTAAACGGGCGAACTACTTTGTTCCTTATGCTTGGTCAACTGTTGAAACTATTGTAGCTCGTGTAGATGATGCTTTTTTTGGTAACTATCCATTCTTCGAGACTCGCGGGCGCGGAGCACAAGATGATGTAGATACAGCACAGAAACCCAACAAAGCAGACTCGATGCAGTTTGTTTTGGATTACATGCTTCATTTTGCACGGTTGCAACCCAGCATTCAAGACTTAGTTAGGACTATTGGTATATATGGACATGGTGGAATCAAAGTAGACTGGGATTGGGAATATGACGTAGTAAATGGCCCCGAGCCAGTATTCGCTATGCAGCCAGTATTCCAGATGCAGCAAGGTCCAATGGGGCAGCCAGTTCCCATTATGCAAGATGGGCACCCCGTTCCACAGATGGACCCACAGACTGGGCAGCCTGCGACAGAACCTATGCGGGATCAGCAAACTGGAGAACCAATTAAGACTGGGACGAAGATGGTGACAAAACAAGTCCCACGTATGCGGCCAAAGTTCATACCAATAGATACTTATGACTTGATCGTTGATCCAGACGGTAAGATGGTTGGCCACATGACGGAGAAGACTATTGGCCAACTAAAAAGGGAGTTGCAAACTAACCCCCAATTGTATGATCCAAAGGCTATTGCCAAGTTAGATGCGGAATTATCAAAAGAGAAAAATCCGGAAGATATTCTTATTCGTATCGCGGAATTCTGGGACGAGATCGAGAACACACAAACGATTATTACTACCTCTGGGGATCGGGAAGCTATTTCCTGGAAAGACATGCGGGCCAGCATGAGGAACGCCAGTTACTCTGGTTTCAAACGGCGGTTATACGGTGGCGTACCCGTCATGCTTTATCATGGACCGAATCCCTTTGCGCATAAGCGAAATCCTATTTTACATACCAGCTACGTCAAGTTGCCGAATGAAGTATTCGGTATCGGCGCTATTGAAAGCATCATGGACCTGAACGAAGGTCTGAATACTATGACCCATACCTCTTTGAATAACTTCAATGTCCCTGGAGGAAAGGTCGGAGTTAACGGTGACCCAAACAAAGTACTAGCTCCTTTGCCGTTCTTCACTCCAACGGCAGGAGATTATCAAATTCTTGACCTATTCAAAGGTATGATTGAAATGACTTCTGGTGTTAGTGATTTCTACCAGAAGGGTATCGGTTCTGCGGGAGGAAACAGAACAGCAACTGGTATTCAGCAAGTAATAGGTGAATCGAATTATAAGTTCCGCATGTTTATTAGGAACCTTGAACTGGACATCTTTCAGCCTTTGTTGGAGATGTGCGCCAGTATGGTACAGCAGTTCTGTTCAGACCAAGTGGAGTATATGATTACAGATGCTCCTCCTGGAATACCCAAATACGGAACAGTAGCTCTAGAAGAACTGATTGGCAACTATGATTTCATCATCGTAGCGGCTAATTATGCTCAGAATATGAACATTCGTCAGCGGCAGTTACTGGCTTTCTCACAGACTGCGGCTGAAAGTGGATACATACTGGAACGTCCAGCTTTGCTAGAACTAGCTAAGACCTTCCAGATTCCTCATGCACAACGGTTCCTGAAGACAGACGATCAGTTACAGCAAGAACAGCAAGCAGAATCTCAAGCAAATGTCAAAGCCCGAGACGAAGAATGGCAGCATGAAGCTGACATGATGATCTTGCAGGCAATGTTGAACATAGAAGTACAACAGAAAACACCGATCCAAGTGAAGAACCCGAATGGGACTACTAGCATCAAAGTTCCAGGTCCGGGTCAAGGTGTCGGTGGCGGACGCCCCCGCACAGCACAGCCTGAAGGTCCAATGGCGGGTGGAAAGATGACTAGTGCAATTCGCAGTTTCGCACAGTCTATGGGTATAGGCGGATTAGGAGAAGGAGAAGTAAATAATGGGTAGGCTGGCAGAACTGTTTAATCCGAAGATTGAATACCAACTCGTCGAGGTCGAAAAACCAAAACCTGCAACCGAATGGAATGAAGACATCCTTCGAGCGATAGCTGCACTCGAACATCATCCTGGATTTGCAGCACTAACAGAAAGACTTCGATTCCAGCGTAGTGTACTCCGTAGTAGACTAGAGAATGAAAAACAAAGCCATGAGGATGACAACTTTGTGAAGAGTGGCATCTTTTGGACGGGCTGGTTGGATAACCAGGTGAAGGCAGCTCAGTCTAGACTAGTTAAGCCAGTCACTCTCAAGTTGACTCCTTCAGATCAAGAACTCTTCGATCAGATAAACTCACAGATTGAAGAGGTAGGCAAAAAAGTTTAGTAAGACAGGTCCACAAGACCTTAATCCACGCAATCCTCACAAAGGAGAGCTAGAATGCCCACACCAACTGCACCAGTAGTACAAGTACCGACTCCGCCGCCTGCTCCGCCCAGTAATTGGGCACCGCCAGCAGGCGCAGATACGCCGTTTGATGATTTCTTTGCAACAGACGGCCCGGTACAACCTGTTACACCTCCTACGCCCCCGGCCCCAGCAGCGGCACAACCGCCTGCTCCGCCTGCACCACCTGCCCCACCGGAATTCTTCCTGAAGGCAGGACAGACGGTGTATAAGACTAAAGAGGAAGCAGAGAGAAGCCTCGCCTATAAAGACGAGGTTGTTGAGACACTTCGCCAAAGGGAAATTCAGCGTACAGGAATAGACCCCCTAACTGGTAAGGCTGTTCAAGTGGCCCCACAAGGACCCGTTAACTATGCCTCTAACCAGAAGCAATATGTTGATGATCTACTCGCAGCCGCTGCTGAGGCACCCAAAGACCCTACAAAGTACTTTGGTGTGCAGCAAAAGTTCGTTCTGGATACTATGGCTCCGTACGCGCCAATCTTGAATGACTTTAGCAAGCAGCAGGCTATCGCCACTGTAAGTAGAGAGATCAAAGACTTTCCTGCATTCTACGGAAGCGAGGATTACACTAAGGTCCTCGAAGCACTTCCCGAACTGCGAGATGCTATTGAACTTTCGCAGAACGACTTGAATTTTGCTGACCGCCAGACCCAGTTGCTCAAGACTGCGTTCTGGGCGGCTCAAGGAATGAAGACCCCAACACTTGTGCAAACAGCCGTACAGACGGCTGCTGCTATTCCTATTACGCCTCCTACGAGGCCAACTATGGCACCATCCACGGCAGTTCCTCCGACTCCCACTCCTGTTGCAACAGAGAGCATGGAAACCAGCGAAGGCCGAAAGGCAATCATGGCTAGGTTGGAACCGAGTGTAATGAATGCTAAGTGGTAACTTGTAGAGGCTACTTTACAAGGAGTTCTAAATGGCTGATGTAGTTAACGTGAGTACTGGTACTGCGGGTGTCGCAGGCAACGTTTAACGGCGTTGCATTATAAAACTGGCTATATGCTGGAACATCTCCAAACGATCATTTTACTAATTAGGTGACAATAAATGATACAAGAAGACAATCAGCAGGAAAGACCAACTGACTCGTTAGCATGGCTTGCTGGTATTGTAGATGGAGAAGGTCATATCGGAATGAGTAAAAACAAAGGTCGATATATACCTAGAGTATCCATTGTAAATACTGATGTAATGTTGTTAGATAATGTCGGACAGATATTAAAAGCAAATGAAATTGGCTTTCATGTATCTTCTCGACAACGAACAGCAAACAGCAAACCAACTTTTGACTTTACGGTTGCAGGAATTAAAAGAGTAGCAAAATTGCTTCCTATTTTAATTCCATATTTAAAAGGCAAGAAATTAATTGGAGCAAAAGCCTTGAATCAATATCTACAAGAACGTATGGCAATTCCATATGTTTCAGGCTTCGGTTTCAATGCAGATAAAGCTGAAAGTGTTTATTTAAAGCTACGAGAAGTAAATCAGACTGGAATCCTCAGAGACTATACGCCAGTCGTCTTGAAAATAGACGGTGATATAGTCCGAACTGCATGGAGACATGCAGAATCTCTACCAACCAAAGATAGTTGGGGAGTTTAACATATTGTGTTGCTGACATGCAGACCTACTTTGCCGCTAACCTACTGGAAGTAGCCGAACTCCGGACAGTCTTGAACCAACAGGGTGAGAAGGTTCCCGTTCCGAGTAACTCTTCGCGCACGATTCACTTCGTCCGTGAGGAGAAATTCTCTGCAACGGTTCCCTCACAGTTGGTTGAAGGCATCCGGCCTGACGCTGCTCCTATGACGCTTTCGCAGTTTGAAGCGGTCATGGAACAGTACGGATTTACCGTCCGTATTAGTGACTTGGCTGAACTGACCGCGAAGCATCCGATTGTGCAGAAGACCATGCATCTTCTGGGATTGCAGTCGGCAGAAATTTACGACCAGCTTATCTTTACTGTGATTGATGCGGCCACGAACGTCTACCGTCCAAACGGCAAGACTACCGATGCCACACTCTCCGCTGGCGACCACGTTGGGTATGTTGACTTTGCCGAAATCCTGGCTCTCTTGCAGGATGCTGGCGGTCAGCCGCTTGATGGTGGGGACCCGTTGGGTGGATCGTTGTATAACTTCGTGACTCCACCTCAAGTCCACAGCGCACTCTTGAAGGACCCCGACTTCAAGGTTGCCGCTGCCTATAGTGCGCCACAACGTATGTGGCACGGTCAGGCTGAACAGCTTGCTGGGTTTAGGATTATCATATCCAACGCTCCGGCTTTTGCTGCGACTGCTTCGGCTATCTCTGGTGAACCCAACAAAGTGTATAGCTCTTTTGCTATCGCTGCGCGGGCCTTCCAGATTAGCGACTTGCAGAACTTGCAAGTCTATGTGACGCCTCCGGGCGGGCATGGTGATGAACTTCACCAGAACCGCATGGTTGGTTGGAAATTCGCGTTTAAATCGCTGATTACTAACCAAACGTGGATTCGGCGTGTACGAAGCGCCGGGCTGAACACTATAGTGAACCCGTAAGCAATAGAGGGGTTCTAAAGTGAGTGCGTACACCACTCACTTAAGCTGGTAACTTCGCTCAAACGTTGATCGGGAAATGCACCTTCACAGGTGATGGATCAACGTTGCCAGCGGTTGTCAACTACATTGACGGCACTAAGCAGTTGTCCTTTAATCCGAGCGGCGTTGTTGCGTTCACGATTGGGGGCAATGATTCTGTTGCTACTTCCACCATCAAGAAATGCGTTGATGATGCGGCAAGTGGTGGCAGTAAGCTTTGCACCGTTACATACGCAGTTGCAGTAGCTAGTTCTACTACCTCGACTGTCCTGTTTCTTGTATTCCGGTAACCTAACCCGAGGGGGCTTAACGGCCCCCTCACAACCTCACCCACAAGGAGAGAAACAAAATGGCTCCCACAAAGGAACCTGAAGTGCGAACGGAAGTTCGTTATGTTGAAGTAGCTCCAAAACCCACTACTCCGCCTAGATTTGATGTTTGGGGAAGCGCCCCAAAATCTGCTTGGGAATATGTGACTATTCCGAAACGGGATATCCACGACTACCCATATCCCCCTGTTTCTGTGAATCAAGACATCTTCTCCAACGATCAGGCAACATATCCGCATGCCAGCTACAAGGGCGAAGACGAGGCTGGCAATGCTAAGTTCTGTTGCTGCTGCTGCTGGAGGTGCCTCTGTTACGCAAGTTCCTGGTGTCCCTGGTACTGCTCCTCCTCAGTAGTACTCTACACTTAGAAGGGAGTATAAAACCCGTGGATTGGCCCGATTACCATGTAGCTGCTCTTGCGATGGTTGGTTATCGAGAAGCAAGAGGTGAAGGTGAAGAAGGCATACGTGCGGTTATGCACGTAGTACGGAACCGAGTTTTGAGTGGATGGGGAGATTGGGATGCTGTCATTACCGGCAAGAACCAATTCTCCTCGTTCACAATACTTGGTGATAGTCAGACTATTGTTTGGCCGAAGAAGCCAACACCATTGTTTGATACTTGTATGAAATTAGCAACAGTGGTGTATGCAGGAAGCGATCCGGACCCGACGAATGGAGCAACGTTCTACTATAATCCCGACACTGCAACAAGCAAATGGTTTATAGACAATGTGGTAGCGAAACGGGAAAAAGTGGCAACTTTGGGTCACCACGTTTTCTTCAAATAGGAGATAAAATGGCAGACGAACCTGTTGTACCAGAAGTGAATGGCAAGAAGAAAACCGAACTGACCGCGTTCTTGGCGATACTAATAGTGTTTGGTTTCTTCGGAATTCTAATTAGAATTCTCGCTAAGCCAGATGTAATTGGCCACGATGCGCTGCTTATGCTTACATCTACTCTTGGTGCATCTTTCACTGGTGTTGTAGGATACTATTTTGGCAGTTCTCAGAGCAGTGCTGCTAAGACTGAGATACTAGCAGACCAGAGTAAAAAATAATGAGTTTAATTGTACAGCAAGGTCAAACAGCAGGTCCGTTATTTGGAGCCACACTTACTGCGGGTGACATACTGAACAAGTGTGCGCAGGATGTGAGGTTTCAGTTCGGCTCTTCGACAGCAGAAAATACATTGTTTATTGATTATATTAACCGTGTAAGTCTTGATCTACATAGGTGGTCCCGCTGGCAGTTCTTGCTTTCTGGTGTGCTATCTTTTAGCACCACCGTGGGAGAAACGGATTACTATATCGGCACAGGTGGACTTCCTGCTGGCGCGATAGATACTGGTCTTGCTATACCTAATCTGAAGGCGATCAAACGAGATTCTGTCTTCGATAGAACAAGATAGATAAAGCACTGTTACAGAGTGCAACACTCAATGACCGCCCTCGCTGGTGGAGGAGTGATGTAGCAACTCCAACCCTGTTGAATATTTATCCTCCTTCAAACGCAGTTACCCAGATCGAATTCCGGTATTACATTGCTCCTATTAACATCGCCGCTCTAAATGATCCCATTCAGATACCAGACAAGTACCAAGACGTACTTATTGCTGGTGTGAATGAAAAGTGCTTTATCTATCTTAAACGCCGCGATGAGGCAACCTATTGGAGGGGTGAATACAGAGAAGGACGGCAAAGTATAATTCGGGACTTCAATGCCTTTCCTCGCGGACCAGAGTTCTGTGCGCCTGATGCAGCTAGTCAGACACTCGCCCGATACGGCGACTGGTTCTATGATGCGATGTACAATATCGGTAAATAATGGCTAGACCCGGACAAGTCGGATTAGACGCACATATGGCAACTGTAGATGCTAGTGCGGGTATCTATCGTTACTACCGAGGAAACTTTCGCTCGGCTGGACAGAATAGTTATGATAGTCCTCCCACACAAGATCAAGATGCGTTTATGCAGTTATATAATACACTGCCAATTACAAAGGGAAGTCTTGATCGTCGATGGGGAATACACTCGTATAGTCAACTAGCGGCTAGATATAAGCAGCTTCAGGAATTCGATGTAATGCATGGGAGTAAACATGTAATTCTTGCTGGCGCATATGGAAATAAGAAGTCCGCATTAGTTCAAGAAGATTTAACTACGTTTGATTTTGATGGTGACGCGACGCCTCTATTCTCTTTTACAACAACAGATTTACCCCGCATTCTAGTCTCTAGAGATACAGCATATGCTACAAATGGAACAGACCGACTCAAACATACAGGAGAGCATGGTGGTACACAAACTAATTGGGGAATAGCGGCAGCGGATACAAGTTCAAATTCCACGGCTGCCACGTTGCCCGGAACAGCAGCTATTTTCGATAATGGTTTTTCTCCTACTTGGGCCGGTCCAAATAACATCAAAGCTGATGATGGGAATGATACGGCTACAACTATTCTAGCCCCACCTCCAGGTGGGTTAGCTATTTCAAAAGGATTGGATTGTACAAATTTTAGTTTCAGTCTACCCCCTGGAACAACGGTACTTGGCATTAAAGTTATCTTGGGAGATGCGTTCTTCGCAGGCCCTGGTGCTATTGCGAATATCTCGGCGCAACTACTTCGCGCAGGTTCTGTGGCAGGCTCCTTGAGATTTTCCTCCACACTAACAAATGATCTGGCTGTGTATACACTAGGCGGTTCTTCTGATCTATGGGGAACTACATGGTTGCCATCAGATACAAATGTAGTTAACTTCGGTGTGCGTATTATCGCTCGTAATACTGGAACTGCACAGGCCGCGATTGATTTAGATTATCTGAAGATAGTTGTATACTTTAGCTCACCTTTTACAGTAGGTAGTCCTAGTTCAGGTAATGTGACTCTTCTTAAAGGTAGAACATATGCCATAGCAGGGAAGAACTCTACTACAGGACACATAAGTGATCTAAGTGAATTTACAGCAACTACCGGAGTATTGACTAATAAACAAATTCCGCTTACTAGTCTGCCCGTTTGGACAGACTCACAAGTAGATCAAAAGGTACTTCTAGCTACAGCGGATGGAAATGACACTAGTACATTGTATGAATTAACTACAATAGCAAACGCAACAACCAGTTATACAGACAACGTTAAAGAAGAAGACCTGCTATTACGTAATATCTATCAGGAAGTGGACGAACAGGGGAATGAACATGGAGTAGGTGGAAATACTCGACCCCCGCAAGGTAGTAATATTACCTGCGTTCATCGCGGGCGGGTGTATATGTTGCAAGAACATTTTCTATATTACTCAAAAAATAATGATGAACTGTTAACATCAACGGGACTTATCACAGGCAGATATGAAGAAGCTTGGCCTGGGGATTTTCAGCTTGATGTATCTAACACAACTGAAACGGGTTCTGCTTTATTCTCCGATGGAGTAACACTCTATATTGGAACAGAACGACACATACGCAAGTTGCTTGGAGACGGACCGGATAATTTTGAATTGCCTGAGATTCATTTCAATGAATTAGGTGTGGCCAGTCAGGAGACTTTAAAGGTAGTATACCATGCAGGACAACCTGCTGGTGTGATGTGGCTAACACCTGACTTGCGAGTTATGGGAAGTGACTTTAATACTTATACAGATGTGGGACACCCAATACAAGATGTTTTGAATAGCATTACACGCTCTGTTTTAGATCATTCACGAGCAACTTACTTTGGTACTGGTGTTTATAGTTTCTACGCTTTAGCCATTCCTACAAGCGGGAGTGGTACTCCAGATACAATATGCTTATATGATTTAAATGGGCATAAGTGGCATATTTGGAAACTACATGCAGGAGTTTTCATTGAGAGTCTTTGCTTTAATATTAAAGCGGACGGAACGGCTAGACTTATAGCAGTTCTAGTTAATACAACGCCTAGTGTAACTTCTTGGCTAGTGGAGTTCGACCAAACCTATACACAGGATGTTTTAGATACTAGTATTGGTACATTCCCAATAACAGCAACTGCACAAACTACTTGGCAGTATTTTCTAGACCCATTATCCAGAAAAGACTTCAATGAGCTGGAAGTTATGACTCCAGATTCTAGCATGTTATTCTCTATGTCAGGCGCGACGAATTCAGGAGAGTTTACAACGCCAACATCTCTTGTCACTTCTCTTACACCAGCCACTAGTCTATTCGGAGAAAAGAAGTTCTATTTAGGTGCTGTACCTACGAGAGATAGATTCTATCGAATGACATTTACTTCTTCTGCGAATAGCAGAGTAATACTGGACGCCTTTAGTGCAGAGATTATCCCGGAGCATAAGTTCTAATGTTGAAAATTACTGATTTCGAGAAAGATAAAAAGAAGATCAACGACGAGTTTCGAGAATTAGAGAACTATAAGAAACGAGTCCGCGATATGGAAGCACAAGTCCGGCGACTACTTCAAAGAACATTCGTACAAGGATAACTGTGTTTACAGCCGTTGAATTTGATTATTGGAAGTTGCTACCTTTAGCAAATGTTATAACGATTCTAGTAGCTGCCGTAGGTGTAGTTTATACTCAACGAACCAAAGTATCTAATATAGAAAAATGGATTGGTGAACATAAAGCACAAACCGACTTAGGATACGAACGGCTTGCAGCAACTGAGAAACTAACCAGTAGAGTAGAAGCTTTACTTGAACAACATGATAAAAGACTTGACCGTTTAGAAAGGGAAATGGATCATGGAAGGGATTAGGCTGGCAACAGAGGCGGAAATAGAACGGATACAAAAAGAAAGTGACCTTGGGCCAACGAGCAGTGTAATCGCTTGGGGCAAACCAGAAGCACCAGATACGATTATAGCTGTTCAACGGTTGGCAACAGAAATTGATCCTTTGTATTGGAGTGGAGCAAGCGCGAACAAAAAGAGGATGTTCATGTGGGGAGTAGAGAACATGATGCGCTATGTGCAAGTACCAGCGTACTACTTTAATATTCAAGATACAGATGAATTCAAAGACTTCCGTGAGCTGGTAATGGCAATGGAAGGTACAGAACAAGTTAGCAAGCAAGCAGAAATCCGCTATAAAAGGACACTCTAGTGTCGTCTAAAAAAGAGACTAAGACCCAGAACGTATACAATCCAGCCAGTATGAAAGCCTACAATGTTGAGCAACCACTAATTCAACATTCTCTGTCTGACCTAATGGATTGGCGAAACATGCAGAACGCCTGGATGCAACAATCTAATAAAGCCATTGGTCAGATTGGCAACAGGATGAACTCGAACCTGATGGCCAATGCTCGTGCTGGTGGATTCGGTGGCGGTAACTTGCCTGCCTTCTTGCAAGCTGGCATCGCCCGTAACAGTCGGGCTGTTGGTGGAATGCAAGGGAATGCATTCTTGCAAAGCTTGTTCAATGCAAAGAACATGCAACTTCAGGGGACTAGTCTTGCACAGCAGTATCGGCCACTTCAGACAGGACAGAATACTACCGAGACAACTAGTGGCCTCGGTACTTGGCTACCACAAGTAGTTAGTGGTGGTATTGGAGCTGCTACAGCCTTTATTCCCGGCATGAATTCTTTTATGAAGTCGGGTGGCACACAAAGTAGTAGTTCTAGTGGATGGGCTGGAACGCCAAGTTATGCAAATCCATATAGTATATTCCCATCTCAACAAATTAATCCCTTTGGTATGCCCTACGGTGGTCACTAATGCCTCGTCCTAGTCCGCAGCCTACAAATAGTCTAGTTGATCTCTGGAGTCAGTTACATGATAATCCAGATGTCCATAATGCACTTGCGCCGTATAGACTTGGGATTCCAGAACATTTAGATCAGAACCTCATGTTGCCTGAACCGGGAAGTAATAACTTCTTTGGTCGGCATCCGACGATCTCTCGTGCCATAGAGAATGCCTTCATCGGCGTCGCGGGCATGGGTCCGACCAGTATGTCTGCTGGGGATAACATCTCTAATGTGGCTCATAGTGTTCTGAATATCCCAGAAGTCCGTAAAGAACACATGACCAGCCAGCTTATGGCTCCATTTCAAGCGGCTGGAATGATAAGTAACTTGCAAGGAATGCGATCCAAACAGGACTTGGAAGAAGCACAAGCTGCGGAAGCCCGTGGAAAAGGAGCATATTATGCTGGTGGTGGCCGTAAATTAGCTCCACATTTCATTCCCACACAGCAAGGTTGGATGAAGGACACTGGAGATGGACCTGCTACGCCTATAGTTGATGCGCACGGTGATCCCCTTATGCCCGCTACGCATAGCGATCCAGCTTCTAACTTAGATAATAGATTGTTTTATACGGGCTTTATAGACCCGAATGCCACCCCAGAACAACGCGCAGCAGCCCGAACTCTGCATTATCAAAGACAGAATGAAAAGGTACAAGTAGCTGGGGCCACTGCCCAAGCACAAGGCCACAACCTAACTGACACACAAAAGGCAGCTATCAACACAACCAACGTAAGTGAAGGTAAGACTCTTGCTGGAATATCAAAGGAACTCGGACAGCTAACTGGAGATGTCAAAACTCGTGCGAAGTACATTGCTGCCCATCCAGAAGTCAACCCAAATTGGACAGACTCTCAAGTAGATCAGTGGGCGGAGAGTAAGAAACAGCAGCTAGCTCATGAATATAGTTTCCGTATGAATGCCTTACAAAGTTACCCAGATGAACTTCGACAGAATCCAAGATTGACTTATCAGCAGCACATTCAGAACTTACAGAGTAAACCAAACCTTGGCCTACCCCCGGCTCCCGTGACGGGAGATACTAACCCACTAGTCGCACCGGGTGGTGGCGGCTTTGACCCAGAAGATTACCCAGACGCTAATCAATAATGCCAGATAATCCGGTTCTCTTTCCTGACGGGAAAGTAAAACTAATCCCCGATGCTGTACTTCAATCGGCCCTCTCTAATGGGGGCCGTTCTGTCCTGAAAATGACAGGTCCGCAGGGGACTGCAAAGTGGGTACCAACGGACGTAGCGAAAGCTGCCAGCAGCAAGGGATGGAACTTGCAAGGTGCGCCTCCGCCTAATCCCGCTGCCAGCGGCTTACCGGGGAATCCAAGTCCAAGCTTGCTGCCACAGATGCGGGAGAGCACAGACAAGCCAACTAGCTATCAAGGCGAGCCTAATTACCCGAAAGACACATCTTTAGACACAGCAAGTAATGCTGTGTTTCATGCATTAATGGGCACCCCACAAGCACCAACCGCCTTGCGTGGAATGCTTACTTTTTCTAATAAACCCATCTCGAATCTACCACTAATACAACCAAGCGCATTTACTCCAGAACATGGAGTAACCAGAGGAATTACCACCTTCGGGGAAGGACTAACTACTCCACAAAATCTAGCTCTTATGTATGGCCTCGGCCCAGAAAAGCTGGGTGGCTTGGCAAGTAAGCTTATTGCGGGTGGATTTTCTTCCCAGATGCTTTCCAGCATGGGAGATCAGATACCAGAAGCCAAAGCTGCATATGCCAGAGGGGATACTGCCCTT